TGAGGTAGGTCATGTGTACGCACCTTGAGTCGATGTCGCCGCAGTCCACAAATACGTTCCACGCGTAATTTACGCCGTACCCGTTGAGCACGTCGATGCTTGCGACGATAAGGCCGCCTGCACCGCATGTAGGCTCGTAAAGCGTAAGAACGTGGTCAGGGTCGTTCTCGAAGCGTCCAAGCACTTCGTCCTTGTCCAGCGTGCATTCGCTCATTAGATGGCTTACGTGGTACGGCGTGAAGAACTGCCCCGCCTTGCCGTTGCTTGTGCCGGAGTCCATGTAGATTTCTCCGGCAAAGTCGCGGAATTCGCCGGATCCGTTCTTTGCCGCCTCTATTTCGCCCATGAACAGGCCGAGACATGACGCGAACGTTTCGAGCTGGTCCCTGGAGTATTGCTTCGCAACGTTCATGTACCGCTTTTCGAACTCATCGCGCTTCGTGAAGTCGAACGTGTTGCGTACAGAAATTGCTGAAAGCTCGAAGAAGTCGCGGACAACGGAATAGTAGTCGCGGTCACGTATAGTCTGCAACATGCGCGGAATCTCGCGCCGTGCCTCCGTAACGGATGGCGGTCGTTTGTTTGCCATGCCTACACCATCACCATTTTGCGGCATCCCATTCGTGTCGCTCGCGATACCACCCTTCCGGGAGCGTAGGAAGTATACTCTTCGCCAGCTCGTAATCTTCCTTCGTGAGCGTCCGGCGGTCATTTTTAGCCATGTAGTAGTAGTCGAGTCCGAGGTGCACGGCTTCGCAGATTTTGAACGTTCGTTTATCCATTTATAATCTCCTTTTCGTTCCACGGATTTTTGACTTCGATCGGCATCATGCAGGTGTCGCAAATGCGGTGAATGTTCTCGACGCTGTGAGGCACGTCGCTGTAGCCAACGCCGTAGACCGTCCCGCAATTCGGGCAGGACACATCGCGGTAGTTCATCATTCCTCCCATGTGATAACAAAATAATTCTTTCCCGGTTCCGCGCCCCATTCAGGCTTGCCTGTGCCGATGCGGATTTTCGGGTTCTTGAATTCCATCCTGCGCTCGGTATCGTCAGCCTTCGGGTATCCGAGGGTAAAGACGAGGGTGTCAAAGTGCTTGATTCTAAAAAGATTTTTTAAGTCGCGGTTTAAAATTTCTGTTGAATTTGGATATACGCTAGCTTTATCCCATAAAGCGTCCAGATACTTTTCGCTACATGTCAACAATCGTTTTATCCAATATTCTCGCTGTTCCCTATACTCTTCTTTTTTCTCGCCCGACTTAATCATGTCGAACCACTGCTTTTTCAGCGACAAAGTAAGCGTTTTCATTTATCAATCTCCAGTTCAATGTTCTTGAATTTTTCGCAAAAATCTTTCTTGAGTTCAATTAGCTTGTTGTACTTCACGCAAAGTCTGTTCCAGTTCTCGGCATCTCTTTCAAATGCTTTTTTATTATTCTCGCGCAGTTCGGCTAGAATCTTGTCCACTTCGTCTGCATCGTACCAGCGCTTTCTTCCGAAGTAACACGATTTCATTTTCCCTCCTTCGGAGCCGACGGCAGCGGTCTCCAATACTTGACATCATCGCAATGTCTGTCGCCGCAGAAAGGGTCGTTATTCCAGTAGCCACACCATTCGCTAATTTCACGGTGAAAAAAGCCGTTTGATACAATGAAGTCCATATCCTCCATTTCTTCGGTCGGCTTTTCGTCTGGGAACTTTCGCCAGCGGCGTTCTTCTTCCAGCTCCGCGATTCGGGATTTGAGCCTTGCCACTTCGTCATCGTGGCTTGGGTGTAGGTGGTGTAATTCAATCGCCATTACTTCTCCTCCTTCATTCGTTTCAAAATCAAATTTTCTGCATTCCAGACAAGTGCTTTGCACTTTTTGCATTTTGGTAGAAGATTCTCGGCATTGTCAATCAATCCGTAACACACACAAAGGTATGCTTCGGTGGTGGTGTTCGCTATCTTGCAATCTTCGTCAAGTTTATCTCCGCGCAGTTTCGCTCTGTTGATCATTTCTCCTCCGTCAGTTTGCGCCCGCATCTCGGACATTCTTTAACAACTTTGCGTAACAATTGACGGCCATTCCTAACCTTCGTCAAATAAGGTTTTCCCATAGAAATATCCAGCTTATCAAAATCACCAAAGCCACCTTTGTAATATAGGTTGAACATCCTACCTGGTCTAAATGTACAGAACTCGCACATTACTTCGCCTCCTTGAACTTGTCCGCAAGTTCGAGCCACTTGGAGCTCCATCTAGGCCAAAACTCGATTTGTTGTCTATAAAATTCTTTATTTGTCATTTCTTCAGGATTTAAACCGCACTCGCGATTGTAAGCCTCTTCGCATTCTTGCGCCATCGCCAAGCACCTCTTGTAGTCGGAGTGTTGTTTTCCGTCAAGTTCTTTTTCAAGTTCAGTCTGTGATTCGTTAATTTTGTTTTTCAGTTCCGCAATTTCCTTGTCCTTCTCCGCAATCACCTTGTCGGCTTCAGACTTTAGATAGAAGAAACTACAGCCTAACTGACGTTCGTCTACATCGCCAGGCACTGTCTCTGCCAGGTCTACAGCGTGATAAATTCGATCGCTGCTGAACGATTCTAGTTTGTTCATTTATATTCCTCCGCCTTCTTGAGACACTTGCGTTCGACATTTTCCCAAATCAAAATCCACTTATACGGTCTGTGGTGCGGTGATTTGTAGGACACAATCGTTTCGTGCCGAACATTAAAGTCAACTATCGCATAACTGCTTTCGTCTTGGGTAGTCCAATAGTTCACTTCTTTGGAGGCTTCACTGGCTCTCGCCAGCCACAAAGCACGCTTCAGCCTGCGGTTCTCGCGCTTGAGTTCTTCGATGGCTGCGCCCACTTCGGATTTCGGGTAATATTCGATATCTACATCCGCATTACCATCAAGCATATCATCGTAAGTGTACGCTTTCAGTTCATCGTACTTCATTACTTTATCTCCTTTGCGATTCTGTCGCACGCTATCCTCTTTCCGAAAAGTTTATTGTCTGGCGTTTGCCATAGCTCGATGTCGTAGCCGTCCGCAATGTCACATGCGAACTCGTTCACAATCTTTAGCCATTCGGCTGTTTTCTTCGTGATTACTTTCGCCTTCTTAAGACAGGGACCGAGAGCATCGGCTGTTGTAATAAGGTAACGTATAGCCGCGCGGAATCCACGGATATAGTCGCTAGATAATGTGTTTCTCATCGTTCAATTCCTTTATTTTTTGGCGCCTTTTGAATGGAATCTCCTTCGACAATTCCGTCAAAGCGTGCCATGGGTTTATCCACTTGTTCACCGCCAGCATGAGACGTATCTTTGCCGGCACGTCTTCCTTCATAGCGTCTTTGTACGGGAGAAGCATGCAGTACATCGTTTCCGCTCTGTGCATTCGTCCGTAATTCTTCATAGCGCCTCCAGCAGCGATTTCACGCCGGTTCCTTTAGTTCTCCGTTGTTCAAAAAGTTACCTCATGGATGTTGGCAGATTCCAGGCGATACATCTTGCGATGCCGTACATGTTCACCGTGGCGTTACCGTTCACGGCATCCATGAGGTTTGGCTTTCCCGAGCCTCAAAATTTTGCCCGTCTGTGGTCCTCGTCCGGGCTTCCGAGTTGCAGTATTACATGACCTTGTTTGTGCTTATCTCGATGGTTTCTTGGTCGTAAGCTTTCCCGGATTGCGCAGCCGCCTCCGGGGAGCGGGACATAGTACCCTGCGCGGCACGTCCACCGCTGAATCCGTGCGCTGGGGCTTCGTTCTGCGGCACCCGCCGCATATTCTTGGAGACGGTGGTGCTTTCGTCCTCTGCCTCGCGGTGAGAGGCGTCTCCGTAAAGGTTGCCGTCTTCGGGGCCGTATGACGGCGGTACGTTTCCAGTATTATAGCCCCTTGGGTTGCTCGCCTTATCGGTACAGGCATGTCGAGAGCAGACTTTGTCCGCCTTTATTGATGGAGCGGACGAACCACCTTCGCACGGGACTTTGTGTAATACCCTCTTAGTGATTCATCTAACGCGGGAATTGTTTTCGTTAGATTAATCGTTTCATTCCGTGCAAACTTGTTCCCTCCGGCGGCTGGAAGTGATAAATGAAATGCGTGTGTTAAGTGCGTGGCTTGTGCCACTGCCGCCATCGGGATAATAGCTAGTCATCTTTGCGCTTGAAGTCGATATCGATCTTAGTGTAGTAGGTGGACTCTGCGTTCTTCACGATTGAGTCCAAGAAGCCGTTGACGAGGTTCTTTTGGTTTTCCTTCTTGTTGAAGGCTTCGAGGAGAAGCTTTCGGAAGTCATTACGCTTGCTTTCGATAATGCTCTGCAACTCGCTCTTGATGAGATCTGAGATAATTTTGCTCACGTAGTATTCTATGAGTGTGCACGCACGGTCGTTGCGAATGTCGTAGTCATCAGCCTTGGCGCCATTCTCTCTCTTGACCTTGGTGGTCAGCACTGCGTTGACAACGCCATTCACGATTCCGGTCTTTTCGGTGTCGACGGCGTTAGCAATTGCGAGCAACACGCTCTGCTTGACGACATCGGTGACATACTTTTGATCGACATTGAGATTGAGTCCGATTATCTGCTGCATCGGGGATTCCATAGTAATTCTCCTTTTGTGTCAAAGTTAAAGGGTGATTGACGGTTTGAGCTGAATTCACTTACGCGGCGCTCACTCTACGTCAATCGTTCGTGGCTCCTGCGGGACTTGAACCCGCGACCTCTAGCGCTCTACCAACTGAGCTAAGGAACCGTTGACCACGTACAAGTTTCGCAAATTACGGGAATTCTTTTCACTTGTACGTGGGGTGCTTCGGGCGTGGCATCAACAATGGAGAGTTTTCCGAGCCTTTCGAGAATCAACGTTCATCCGGTTTATTGGAGATTGTTTTTTCCTTGATTGGTTGGTTACTCGTCACGCCTTCCGCTTCGCCGTGGGCAAAAGTTAGGCTCGCACGGCGAAAAGTTTGTGGTTACAAAAGGCTCGTCTGTTCCGGGTTGTCCTTTTTCTTATCGGTTTTCTTTTGCGTAAAAAGCCTCTTTGAAATGTCACGGCCTTTTTTAGATGATACGTATGGGGAGTATCTGTATTTCTTGTCCACTTTTCTTAAACGGATTTCAAGATTTTCTACAATCTTTAAAAGGTTGTCACGTTCAATGTCGGAAATCTTGATATTGTGCTTTTTGGCAAAATTTGAAATCCTAGCACGTTGTTCAGCCGTTGCGGGCCAGTTTGCCTTTTCTTCCTTTTCGGATTTTTCGCGGTCTTTCTTCATTGCGGTAAGTTCGCATTGAAGGCGATTAATCAGGGATTGCATTTCTTCAATTTGCATTATTAAAACCTCTTACTTTGTTATCAAAACGGCAAGTCTTCGCAATCGTCGGCTTGCTGCTGGTCGTACTCGTTCTGGAACGAGTTGCGCTGCTGTTGAGCCTGCTGACCATATCCGTTGCCGTTCGCTTGTCCGTTTCCGCGCGGCGTGAGAATCTGGAACGTGTCGAGCAAAACTTCCGTCACGTATCGCTTCTGTCCGCTCGCCTGGTCTGTCCAGCTTCGGTTAGTCAAGCGTCCTTCGACATAGAGGCTCGTTCCCTTGCGAATTTGGAGCTGTTCGACGACATCCGCAATCTTGCCCCAGCCTACGATGTTGTGCCACTGCGTGTCTTCTTTCTGTTCGCCGTTGGCGTCGCGGTAGCGTCGAGAGGTGGCGATGGAGAAGGACACGACCTTCTTTCCGCTTGCCTGGTTCACGCGGATTTCCGGGTCCTTGCCGAGATTGCCAATTAATTGAACTTTATTCAAATATGCCATAGTGTTATCCTATTTTGTTAAGTTTTTTTAAAATTTCGAGGGCTTCCGCATCCAGCTTGCGCGTTATCTTCTTTCTTGCTGCCGCTCTGTCCGCTGCCGCTCTGTCCGATCGCAGGAAGCCCGAACCGAACAGGCGTTCTCATTAGTTTATACAAACTTCCCTTTCATCACATCATACGTAGCGACTACCTTGTCACGGCTCCAGATGCTCTCGCCTCTCTTCTTGCGGCTTATCTGTGCGTATGTGAGGCTGTAGCTCTTGCCGTTCGCCGGCATATCAGTGATGACTCTTGGGATGTCATTCGTTGGTGTCATAGACCAATCTCCATCTGCTGCATCTTGTCCTTTTTCGTCCGCCGGTTGATGGGCGCGTACCCGTCGTAGCCGTTGTCGACCGCCCATTTTTCGAGAGCCTTGATGCGCCTGTATTCCGGGCTTTCGGGACCGAACTTTTCGCGGGCAATTTGGGTTGACGGGTACTTTATCTTTCTCATCGTCGTTACTTTATCTTTAGGGTTCGTTCCTTCGGCTTGATGACGATGCCATCGTGATAGAGTTCGAGCATCTTGTCCATCGTGATTCCGGCTGCCTTCTGCATGGCGCTCACCGTCACGCATTCGAAGAGCTGCTCCTTATTCGCAATCAAACCGCATTCAATAAGGTTGTTTGCTATTACGTGGGCTTGGCCTTCTTCGAATTCATAGGTATAGCTCTGCTTACTCCAGCTCACATTCTTTGGCAAATCTTCATCTGATCCCACGTTGAAAGCGTGCTTGCATACCGTCTTGATGTAATCTGCCAGCTTTTCAGCCTTTGCCTTGAGTTCCCAGATGGCCGCGATGTCATTTGCTCTGATGTTTCGCTGTGCAACAAATTCGGCTTTCGCTTCCTCGTCCATTTCCACGCCTGCGTGTGCGCTCAAGTAGTTGAGCGTGTCCATTTCGGATGCGGTGAGTGTCATGCCCTTGATGTCTGCTTCACTGAATGCCATTACTTCCTTAGCCATTGTTTTATTCTCCGTTGAAAAGGTCGTTGTTAGTTTGTTCCTGCGCTGTAGGTGCGCTTTTTGGCTGCTGCTGCGCCTTCGAGATGTTCGCCACGATCGTGTTGAAGACCTCGCCGCGGCGTTCCGGCGGCACGTTGTTAGCGCTCTTGAAGCCGAATTCGTCCATCGTGGACTTGTAGATTTCGGGCGCCTGCGTCCACAGGCCTTTCATCCCGTCCATGAACTGCTTGGTATCTTCGTCGATTTCCTTCTTTGCGTCCTTCGGCTTTGCCGGAGCTTGCGGCTGTGACACATCCTGCGAAACTTCGGTGAATCCTTGCTGTTCGAGCTTGTCCGCGCCTGTCATGTGTTCGGGGAGCTCGTCTGTCGTGTACGGCATGCCTCCGAAGTCGCACGGAAAAGCGCGACGGAAAGCCGTTGCAATCGCTACCTTCTCCAGCATCATGCGCGGCTTGCTCGCCCAGAGCGAACGACCTGTAGAGTATTCGCTCATCCATACGGTAGAAGTTACCGGCATGGTGCGGTCCTTGCGGTAAACCTTGCACGTGCATCCCATTTCGCCATTCACTACCTGGAAGCTTGTTTCGAATCCGTTGTAGTTCGGGTTCATTTCGGCACGCTTGAGGTACACCTCGTATCCGGTGACGATGGACATTACAGTCTGTCCGTCCTTGTTGCGGTACGTCGTGGCGTAGATTTCACGCTTGAAGGGGTTAAGGCCGAAAGCCTGCGCGACGGCTGCAAACTGGTTGCGCTGAACGTCAGTAAGCTTGTCCGTGAGCGTTGCGAAGTAGTCGCTAAGTAGCTTCGTCGTAATTTGGTTCTGTTCGCTTGTTGTTGCGATTTCGTTTGCCATTTGGGTATTCTCCTGTTAAAAGTCTTTCCAGAGGATTAAGATTGCGAAGATTGCGAGAAACGCGGTAACGACTACGCATAGGAAATCGGTCACGAATTCTGCCCAGTCCTGGGGATCCTCTTTCATGCGGTTAATCTTTCTCGCTATGCGTTCAAGCGGTTTCATTTTACTTTCTCCGTAAGTAGTTTGTTAAAGGTTCAAATTCGAGCAGGGCGTGGTCGTGGGCGAAACCCCATGCTAAGGCGTCCCTCATTGTCATTACGCCAAGCGGCTATCCGTTCGCCTCGACATAGAATAGCTGCTTCGCATCCATGCTCTAAATCCGGTCGAGCATGGACGCAAGGGCCATGAGCTTGACAAAGAGGTACATGCAGCCCATTCCGACAGCCATTATTCCTGCAAATCCGGCAATATTCTTTACATTATCCATCGTCGGCTCCTATGCGTTGATTACCAGCAGGCGGGCGAAGAAGCGGAGCTCCTTGGCACCGTTGCACTTGCCGTTACTTTCGCGCTGTTCGACGGCTTCCTTGACGGACTTCGGTACATTGCCTGTGCATCTGATGTGGGCGCCTTCTGCATCTTCGTCTATAACGATCTGCCAAGTTCCATCCTTGGAACGTATAATGTTGTCGGAAAAAGACATTTTACGCCCCTTCGATAAAGTTTTTCGCGTCGCGCAAAGTTTCGCCGATGGTGGCCGTGGAGTCCACCTTGAAGCCGAGTTCTTCGGCCTTCGCTATTGTCTGGAGGTCGCTATCACGCGAGAAAGAGCGCACAACGGCCTCGCTGATTACGTTGGTAAGTGAAGCGGGGATTCCGCTATCCTTGCGGCGTTTCGATTCGGCGGTGGCGATTTCGTAAGCCTTCGCCGTGATGGCCACGCTCTTGAGCGTCGTCGTTTCTGTTGCCATTTTTTAACCTTCCTTTTTTTCGTTTACATGTGTAAATATACCATAATTTTTATTCAATGTCAAGATATTTTTTATAAAAAACTTAATTTTTTTTGTAAAATATTTATTAACACGAAAATAGCGCCATTGCTGACGCTATTTTGTTTTTTTGTGGGTGAAAATCCGTGACGCTAAAGCGCCTCGACTCGTGCACCGTCATTTGTCGTAACTGGATTCCGTTGTATGTCATACGTGCCCCGCGTTCTCGTAACCGAACATCTTGCGGAAGTCGTCAACGGTTGCCGGGATAAGTGCGAGCGATATAGGTCCGCTTGCCGGGTATCCGTTAGCTATCGAGAGCTTCCGCCAGTACTTGAGATAGAGCCTGTAAATTGCCTTCTTGATGGGCAGCGTGTAAGTCCTGTAGTAGTCCGGGCCGTTAGAGCGCGCGTCGCAAAGGTTAAAGTACGCATTGCCGCCGCATGCAATGGTGTAGTTCCTTACGGCCTCGTTGCAGTTGATGGCCTTCTTTACGGGTTCGTCCGGCAGCCAGGTCCTGCACGGGTTATGCCATTCGTTCGGTTCAGGTTTTGGGATGACTGGATTCATGCTATACGCTCCTTACAAGCTCTTCAAAAGTCTTTCAATCTGAATTTTGATGCTTTTGGACAAAACTCCACCTTGATCAAAATTTATCCCTATCGGATTTTGGTCGTATTTAGGTTTAGGAACTGGAATGTCTTGTGATGGGATTTCTTTTGGACGTGCGGCAATCATGGCTTGCTTTTTTTCGTATGCAATCTGCTTGTACTCTTTTACAAGAGCTTTGTATTCAGGGATGGCGCAAAGTTCAATATCTTCATCATACGGGAGCTTGTCGCTCCAAATAGCCTGCTTGCATCCGCTAGCTCTGTGATAGCGCTTTTCAACACACCATCTAATGTCGTCTACATTTGCAGGCGCAGGCTTCAATCCTCTGGCCTCCCGCATTTCGGGGACATCGTTGAAATACCCTTTAAGCATACGTGTAGGGCATTTTAATTTGTCGATTTCCTCAATTTCAAAAGCGAGCTGGTCAGCTTCCGGCACCTGTACACGGTGTCTATGGAACTCACGAACGAGGAGCGTAAAGATTATCTTTTTGCGAAGGACGTGTTCCAATTCGCTAATTTGTTCTTTCGTCATTACAGTTTTCCTTTTTTAAAGTCCATAGAATTTAATCTGGTCATCCGTCAATAGCGAACGTGCCGATGCAGCCATCCGTTCACGTTCCTGTTGAGCAAAACTCTTTTGAGGTTGGTTTCTTTCGGCTTTCGCCCTTTTTTCCAAGAGGCTGTCATGCACCCAGCCGCGCAATGCAGCGGCATCGCTCTTGTACTTTTTGCCTGTTGATTCCTTGTAATTGGATAATATGCTCACCATCTCGTCAAGGTCTTTCCCGTACTTAGTCACCAAATAGGCTTCCTCGTCGTCTGTAACGGTCACGAATCCTCTATCACCGTCTATCGCATGCTTTACGGCAGCTGGCTTTTTAGGCTCGGTCTGCTTGTCTTTTTCCTTGTTTTGCTCCTTTTCTTTCTGCGGCTCCTTTTCTTTTTTCGGCCGTCCGCCTTTTTTCCCGTTTTCAGAGCGTACATCGTGATCTCTCACAGCGGCATCCCACGCTAATTTCGCCCTTGCGCTATTCTTGAAATTTTTTGTTGACAAGGCCATCCTGTAAAGATATTCCTCACGTCCAAGTGCTTCGAAATTCACAGCGCCATCTTCGTTGCGGAATTGGTCTGTAAGTTCGGACAGGTTGCTTATCCAAACTTTTACCCATTTGGGCCTTTTATCGTTTTCAGCCATCAAACACCTTCTTTTTTCGCAAACGCTTCGACGGCCTTCTTCACAATCTTGCCCTTCGTCTCGTCCAGCTTTTCGGAAAGAATTTCCAAAAGGGCATCTGTACTTTCAGGGATTGCGACTTGCTTTCTTGCTTCTGCCATTAGATTCTCCTATCGTTCGTGCTGTCTCGATTTTCAAATATAATACTTTTAAAATAAAAAGTCAATAAAAAAAGTAAAATTTTTCTTTAAAAAAAATAAACTAAAAAAGTTAAGCTAGAAAAAAGATAAGGTTTTTTTTAGCTTTCGTTTAGTTTAAGCTAAATTAAAGCTAACACAAAAGCTAAACAAAAGCATATTAGAAGATAGAAGATAGAAGATAGAAGTATAGAAGTTAGATATTAACCATTATTCAATTTTATGTATTTATCCATATATTGAGAGATATGTACATTATAGGGGGTTCTAGGGGGAAATGAAAACAAAAAAATGCGCTTGATAGAAAAATTTTTTTCCGAACTGTCGAACCGCCGAGGATTCCTCGGATACTGAAAAAGGGCGGATTGCTCCGTCCTTGTGCTGGAATCGATACAAAATGTTTAGTTTCGGGAATTTATTCCGCGTTTTGGGCGATATATCGTTCCACTCAAGTGTTTTTTAAACTTTTCTCAAAATTTCTGTTGATAAATTGTGATTTCGTGTGTATATTTTGAGTGGTAACTGTATCACCTGTATAGGTGTTCGGTTCCGGGAGGTCACATCAATGTCTAAATCAGTTCCGCAGCCTAAGGCGGCTGCAAAGCATATGCCCACAGATTGCACAGAAACGCAGTCTGTAGGCGATTATCTAGTGGGACGCTATGGTTGCATATCCAACACGATTCCAACGCTTCTGTACGCCATTCTGTGCGAAATAGTGGAGGTCAAGAGATGTCTCTCGAAGAAGTGACCGAAACCCCGAAGAAGTCCCCGAAGAAGAAAAACCCGAACTGGACGCCGGAAGAGGCTAAAAAAGCCTCTAAAAAAGCCGTATGGACTAAGCAGAAATTTGCAGACCGAAGAAAAGAGTACAAGCAGGCGGTCATGTCGAAGCTCACGCCCGATGAACTCGCGAGCGTGATGGCGAACGCCATGAAGACCGGCAACGACAGAAAATTGAACTGCTGTATCGAAGTTGCCAAGTTCATCGGATGCCACTTCGACCAGAGCGAAGAACGCGTGCAGAACCTTTCGGTAAAGTCCGACTCAAAGGTGTCGGGCAAGCTCGAAGTTTCCGTGACGGGGCTGGATGGCTAAGGTCAATGTGGACCTTTCCGGGCTATTGCCGCACCAGCGAAAGCTGATCAAGAGCAAGGCGAGAAAGTCCGCGCTCATCTGCGGTCGCGGTGCCGGAAAGTCTTTCGTGTGCGCCGTGCTGTGCCTCCTCGTGCTACTCATGGGCCGTAACGTGCTGATAGGAGGGCAGCGGTATGACACGCTGCACGACACGCTTTACGACGAAATCAAGAAGATCGCTGCTCTATGGGGAATCTACGACTACATCGAGTGGCGCGAACGGCCGATGATGATGACGCTCGGCGACGCCCATGTGTGGTTCGGCACTTACGAGAGCGTGGATGCGGTCCGTGGCTACTCCCGCGTTTCGCTCATCCTGCTCGACGAGATGTTTCTAGCTCCTGCCAACATCCTCGCCGTTTGGGGTCCCTGCATGCGTGCAGCTGGTGGCAATACGCGCATTGTTGGCGCTACGACGCCTCGCCTCGGCTCCATGTGGAATGTCCTCTTTTCCGATCCGAAGTGCGACTGGGAGACAATCACGGCCTCGACAATGGACAACGACAAGATTTCGAAGGACGAACTCGACCTCATCCTCTCCGAAATCCACGACGAGAACATGTACAAGCAGGAGATTCTCGGTCATATCTTCAACGGATTGGGAGCCGCTGCAATAGTCCGTCTTGAGGAGTTCCCGAGGCTTCCGGGATTCTCGACGGACCAGCGGGTCATCGCCGGGCTTGACTGCGCGGACGGTGTCGAGCGTGACTGCACGGCTTTCTTCAAGCGCCGTGGAAATACGGTGCTTGAGATGTGGGAACTCAACGGCATCGACCACGAGGAGTGCGTGAGGAAAATCCGCGAGTCCAACAGGCGCGAACCTATCGACGAGCTGAACATGGACCACGCTTTCAGCGATTACGAGTACAACGTACTCAAGTACGAGATTCCATGCGAACAGGTAAACTTCGCAAGGGCGCCGAGCGAGGAGATGAAGGGCAAGTACGGCAACGTCCGCGCCGAGATGTTCTTCAACCTCGCGTGGTACGTTCGGCACGGTCTTTGTGTAGACGGCTTCGAGAAGTCCGGGGAACTCAAGCGGCAGCTATGCGCTATGACGTGGTACAAGGACAACCAGGAACGGCTAATGATCGTAAAGAAGGATGAACTCAAGGCGGTGCTTAAACGCTCACCGGATACGGCTGACGCTGCTGCCTTGACGTGTCTGCATAGGTACGCTGGAGACGACCCGACAATGAACGTGGCGATGAACTCGAACGCGGTCGTAACGTCGGAAGAAATCGAATCGATCATGTCGGAGGAATGATGGCTGTGGGTAAGCTAGACATTTGGGATAACGCGGACGCGCTCGCCATGGCCGTGCGCCTTCACGTGGCGCGGCGTGCATCCGCGGAAATCGAGGAAATGCTCGGACTGGCTGTCATCGACATCGTGGACCTCGCCACGCGCCTCCTGCTAAAGTCGAAGCCGAACTATATCCCCTTCCGGGCGGTCATGTTCTCGAAGGACACGCAGGGTGAGCTCGTTATGCTCGTTTTCCGGGCTATAGCATCCGGGCGTGTGGCGACTTCGAACCCTCGCGCGATGGTGAACTTCTTCATCAAGGTGGCGCAGAACAGGCTCCGCAACCTACGCCGCAACGGAGAAGTGAGGAGGCTAAAGGCTGACATCCGCACAGAATCGGAACTCGGAATAACTACGGCTGACGCATTATCGACACGCGTCGCAGACTTTACCGGGAAGGAAGTTTTAAACAAGGTAACAACAAGGAAAAGAGAGGTAAGCTCATGGGATACAAAGTAGACGAACTCATCGAATCGATGAAGGCCGAGGAAGGCGCAGGAAATACGACTCCGTCTGAAACTAATACTCCTCCGTCGGAAGATACTCCAAAGGAAACGGAACCGAAGCAGGAAACGCCACCGGCAGAACCGAAGACTGGAGAAGACGACGACAAGGGAGGAAACGGAGGCGAACCGCCAAAGCAGAAGGAAGATGACGACAGGTTCAGCCGCGCGGAGTTCTCTTTCCGCCGCAAGCTCGAAAAGGCGAGCCGCAAGCACGCCGAAGACCTCGCCGAACGCGACAAGAAGTACAACGAACTTTTAGCGCAGTTCGAGGAACTGAAAAGGACCGTAGCGCCGAAGGATACTCCGAAGAAGCGCGATGACTTCGCAAACGACGACGAGTACATCGACTACCTGACCGAACAGCGGGTAAACAAGATTCTCGCGGAACGTGACGGCAAGGACGCGGAACGCCGCGCCAAGGAAGCGGAAGAAACTAAGAAGGCTAAGGAGCAGGAGGCGGAACTCGTCGAGGCGCAGCAGCGATGGATAAGTCATGTCGACAAGTGCTTTGCGGGTGACGAACAGCGCAAAGAGAAGTTCATGTCAAAGATGCAGTACGCAGTCAAGAACGGATTCGGGGAAATCCTCGACAACTGTCCGCCCGCATCCGACTTCCTCATGAACCACCCGAACGGGCCGAAGGTCTTCGAGAAGCTCCTCAACGAGAAGGAAACGTTCCTCCGCGTATTCAGCGAGAACGCAAGCCCGCTAGACATCTACTACGAGCTTCGCAGCATCGAGCGCGAGCTGAACGCGCAGCCGCCACAGGGCGCGGGCGTACAGCCTCCGAAGCAGACCATGCCTAAGCTAGGAAAGCCGGGCAAGCAGGCCGGGGCGGGTACGAAGCCCGACATCTTCAGCGACAACGACGCGATGCTTTCTTTCATCCGCAGCCGCTAACAGTTTTCCTTTTCTCCGTTAACATGCAGGGGACCTCTTCGTGGGGTCCCCTTTTTCGCGGGTAGTTAAGGAATGAAGACGCATTGCAAGGCGTCATTCGAGAGGCGGCTCTAATTCCGCTTTTTCGCCCTTGCGGAAGGCTGTAGAAAGTCCGCAAAAAATAACGGCTCTAATCGCCATCGTGGCGCGTCCATTGTGCCGTGGACAATCAAGGACAACATCTACAACCAACAATTCCCACAAGGGGCATTATATGGCTTTTGCTAACAACAAGAAATTGAAGCTCATCGCCGCCATGGTCGAAGACCTGATGGCGTACATCAAGGGCGCAAAGTCCTTCTTCTCCCAGTCCGAAATCAAGGGCAAGAAATACGGCCAGAAGGTTTCCGGCTACCTCCCGGACCCGGGCACCGTCGTCGACGGCATCGTCGCAAACCCGGACGCAATCAACGAACCCGAAGTCGACGCATACATCAACAACAAGAACAGCTCTTGCGAAACCGACCTCTGGAACGACCTCGTGGACATCGAATCCTTCAAGGATGAAATCGCCACGCCGCGTGCAAACAACCTCGCCTTAACGACGCAGAAGGAAGTCATGGGCGAAAACATGATCCGCTCCGCACAGGCCGTCGTCGTCACGACCGCAGACTTCAAGCTTCTCACGAAGTCCGCTTCAGCTCTCCGCGACCTCGGTGTCGGTGGAAAGTTCCTTTCCTTCCAGAACCCGGACATCATGGGCGACATCGCGGAATCCGGCCTCGCCAAGTTCATCCCGCAGGCTGACATGCAGAAGATTTACGGCGACGCCTATCTCGGCCGTTACAGCGGCGCACAGCAGATCGAAATCGCAAATACTCCGATTATCGACACCACGGGCATGGACGCAGCTCCGACCATCAGCGCAACGGTCGTCAAGGACTCCAGCAACAACGTCATCGGCCTCGAACCGATCAAGACCGCTACTGGCTCCGGCACCGGCTCGCTCATCGTGGGCGCAGCCTACAAGGTCACCGGCCTCAAGATTCGCAACGCCGCCGGCATCGAAACCGACCGAGACTACGTCATCATCTGGGGCAAGGAACGCCAGGGCGGCTCCGTCGTGAACGGCATCCCGGAACTCCGCGTCACCGTTGACGGCAAGGGCTACAACAACGCGAACGCACACATCGACGCTGCAACGCTCGCTTCTGCAATCTCCGGAACGACCGCAACCTTCACGCTCACCCCGTTGCTCACCGCTTCGAAGAAGTACGCCATCGGTCAGGTGCGCACCGAAGACTCCCTCAAGTGGGACCAGTACCGCTTCGACGGCCTTCCGGGTTCCGAAGACCAGGATGTCGGCACGTTCGGCAACGTCACCCTCAAGCTCATGGCCTTCGGTGACGGCAAGAACGGCGTCAAGCTCCTCCGCATCGACCTCCCGTACTTGGCAAAGATTCTCGAACCTCGCGAATCCGTGACAACTTACCTCCAGCTCAACTAAACGGGCTGCGTAACCCCTCCCACAGAGCCTCACGCGTCTATCGTCGTGAGGCTTTTTTCGTGTGGCGGGTAGTTGATAGCAGAGGACAACATGACAGTTAATGAACTTATACAGACAGCGGCGGAAGACCTTTCGCAGGTAGGCGACGGCGAAACGCTCGACGGAGAAACCGCTGCAAGCTACGAGGGCCTGCTGAACCGCGCGATTACCATGCTCAATCAGGACGGGTACATGTCCGTAACAGTCAAGGAGTACGACGTGAACGCTGCTGGTTCCGTCGTCTTCCGCAAGCTCGAAGAAGGCGAGGCTCTCCCGGCTCACAGCATCGACGTGAACCCACCCGACAGCGTGCAGGGCGTAGCCCGAAAGGTCGGCATACGTTGGATGAGGCTAAACGGAGCGGAGCCGCAGACGCTCGCGGCTTGCAATACTTTCAGCCTTCCGCAGCTATACTCGTACTCGCTCTCGGACGAAGTCGCTCCGGGCGGTGGTAGGCGCGTTATCGGAATTCTCAAGCTCAACGGCTCGGCGCCTGTAGACCTCAAAATCTTCGTGAATTCGTCTTTGCCGAAGTATCGACTTGGCGACACGATCTATTTGAGCGACCTCTATCACGACCTCATCCTTTACGCTCTCGAAGTAAAGGCGTGCAAGAAGTACAAGCTATACTCGTACCTGGAACAGGCTGAAAAGGACCTTGCGGACGCGAAGGACATGATCGACCGCAACACGCTACAGAACCGCCCGATGACCAACATCGACGACGGATGCTGCGGCGGCTACATGGACGACTTCTACAACGGTCTCGGAGGCGTCGGTTTCTGATGGCTACATCCAAGGTAACTCAGTTTTTGGTAGGCGCTTCGAACAAGTCGAAGTTCCCCGGAATTCAGGGCGCCCAGTGGTCATGCAACATGTACTACTCGAAGAACGGCTCCGACGAGTACATGGAATCGCTGCCGGGAATGAAGCTCCTTTCAGTTGTGGATAGCGGAGCAAGATGCCGTGGCGCCTATGTATCTACTATCGGACTTGCAGCGGAACAGAGCCCGGAGGACATGTTCGCCGTATTCGGGAACGTTCTCTACCGCTTCGACGCTTACGGCAACCGTACCGTAATAGGACCAGTATCGAGCAACGGGAAGCGCGTAAGCTTTGCCGAAACAGGCGGTCCGCGTGCGCTACTGCTCGTTGCGGATGGTTCGTCTCTTTACTACTACGACCTGCTCGAAGGCGGCGGGCTTGTGCAGATACAGCTCCCGGAGCGCATCACGTCTCGCGGTGGAACGGTCACGCCATCGCATGTGGCGGTCGTGGCTGGCTCGATAGTCGTTAACGACACGCAGTCGGGCTACTGCTACTACTCCGTACCTTACCCGCTCTCGAACGATACGCGCACCATGTTTGTCATTGGCTCGGACGGAAAGCCCGAATACGAGGATGACGGCGTAACCGTCAAGACGGAAGAAGTCGAGAGCCGCCTTCACGTATTCGAGGACGATTATCACGTGCAGCAGTATTTCAACGGCGAAAGCTCAAGCGACAACGTGAGCGCCATCTATGCGGTGGGTCCTACACTCTACGTGTACGGACCGAAGACGGTGGAAATCTGGCAGCGCGGAAGCGGTGAGTTCGAGGACTGGATTCGCACGAGCTACACGGCGCAGAACTCCTTCGGTCTTGAGGCCCCGAACAGCGTGGCTTCTTCCGGGTCTGTTGTATACTTTATCGCTAGCGGAGCACAGTACGGCAAGGCCGTAATGATGGTAAGCGGGTCCTCGTTCAAGAAGATTTCCGAGGAATGGCTAGAACACAAGCTCTTGCAGGAATCGACGGAGAGCGCTTACGGCTTCTGCTACAGCGTTGCGGACCACAACTTCTATGTACTCCAGCTAAACAGCATCGGTGAAACATGGGTATACGACACGCTCGACGGAGGATGGCACCAGCGAACGTCGAGAAGCAGAAAGAGCGGGATCGAGTCGCAGTGGCGGGCGGGCGGTATCGCGTACTACCGCGAAAAGTTCTTCACGTTCACGAACGACGGGTGCGTCTGCGGGTTCAATCACGACTACTGGAGCGAGGACTTCCCGGACGGCACGAGCTACCCGATGATACGCCACAGGCAGACAGCCGTAATCGTGGACAACCTCAAAAACTTTGTTCTTGAGGAACTTGCGATCGAGTGCAACGTTGGGACGTGGGAAGATTACAGCCTCAAGCCGGAACTCCTGCTCGAAGTGAGCAAGGACGGTGGAAACACGTTCGGCAACGTCAAGCACGCGAGCCTCGGACGAACTGGAGACTACTCGCACCGCGTGCGCTTCCGCAATCTCGGAATGTGCCGCAAGTGCGTACTTAGGATAACATATTCACACCCGACGGAACTCACGCTCAACTCGTGTTCAATCCGTGCGGAATCGACAGCGGAGATGATCTAGCATGAGGAACGCGGTAATCAATGGAGGAAGCCCGAAGGAAGACGTGTGGGGCGTTCTTACGGGCGTATGGAACGAGTACGACGACCGTGAATGGCACGTAGTCAAGACCCCGTTTATGGTGGCGATGACCGCCACGCTCGACGATGGTCCGCAAATCCTCCCGGTTTCTCCTCCGCGCACGTGCATACTGAAATGGGCGAACGCTACGGCTTCGGGTAGTTGCGTATTGAGGGCGAAGGACAGGAACTTCACGCTCCCGGCTCGGGCTGTAGTCGAGGTCATAATGCTTGGAACAATTGGAGACAGATAATGGACAACCAGAAGATCATTGACGGAATGAAGAAGCTCCGCGAGGCAATCGGGGACTTTATCGACAACATGGCTATCGACGAGGCCGACGAGGAAATCAAGGCAAAGTCCAGGAAGCCGAAGAAGGAAGAAACCGAAAATCCCGGCAAGGATGACGACGGGGAGGATGACTAGATGGCATCTTTTGGCGAAAATACAGGCAAGTTCTTTGCCGACCCGTTCGGCATCTTGTCGAGTTTCTCGACTGGCGCCGGTAAGGTTCTTGGCACAGACAACAACGCTGCCGTAGACAAGGCCATCGGAACGCTGGACGATGTTCAGTCGATGGCTGATTCCGTTTCAGCAAAGAATCGCGGGCTTTACGGCGACTACTACGGCAAGATGGACGAGATGTACGGCGGCAACGCATCCAAGTACAACGACGCAGTTTCTCGTCTCGCGGACGCAATCGAGAAATACGGAGACTTCGAGTATTCCGGGAATGTCGAAGACTTCCTCGACCCGGTTCGGAACCAGCGCGTAGCGTCTGCCATGAGCGCAATCAACAACGCAAGCGCAAGCGGCGGAAACCGTTTCTCGTCGAACTATCTCGACAAGGTGGCGGCGAAGCAGCAGGCGCTCGCGTCCGAGGAATGGCGCAGCGCATATGACCGCATGATGCAGGACCGTTCGCAGCAGATGCAGGAATGGCAGAGCAGGCAGAACAGGATAAACAACATGGGAACGATCGCGGGTCTTTACGGCAACGACAGAACGCAGCTCTCGGACGCTATCGGCAACTACTACAGCAACCTCGCCAACCAGAACAACGCCGACCTTGAAGTTGCAAGCGACATCGCGCAGGGCAAGGCTAACATGGACATGAACCGCAAATCCGGCATCGGCTCGGTGCTCGGTGGCGTGGGCAACTTTGTAAGCTCGTTCTTCGGGTAAGGAGGTCTATTTATGCCTTTGTCTGTAAATTTCAGATGGAAAACACCCGCACTTGCGACACCGCAGAGCGACGCGGAAAAGAGCAACCTAAACGAGAACCTCATGCAGCTTGGCGACGCCATCTCCCGCATGAGGGCTTCGCGCTACAACAAGGCACAGACGGCACGCAGGAACGCCATAGAGGACGAAAACCGCGCAATCGCGGCGGAAGACAGGGCGCGTGAAATCGACGAGCAGGAACGACGTAAAAAGGCGTATGGCGAGGCTGCCGACATCATGCGCGGACGATCCGCGGAACGCGAAAGGCTATTGCAGGAACGCGCGTCCATTGTGGCGCAGATTAACGGACTCAAGCAGAGGATGGGCTTGTAATGGCGATTCCCTGGCGAAAGGTGCTTGAGATTCTTCCGAGAATCGCTTTATCGGCTCTCCCCGGCTTGGTGCAGGGAGGGCGCATGGCGAACATCCTCAACGCGGCAGCGGGAAAGAAGCTCAAGGGTGCGACGTTCACCTATCCGGCGATGACGAACGACTTTTACTATCCGATGGTTTCGGATGTCAAGTCTACGGTCGTGAACGGTCACAAGACGCAGCTCCCGTCGCTAAACTTCGGAATCGACAGGGCGAACCAGGCGGCTGCTCTTGTGCAGGATCTTGGAGCGCATAACGTAGCGGTTGCGAACGGCAACGAATCGGAGCTTGAGCAGTGGTGGCCAGGAAAGGACGTCAAGCCACGACGCGTGATTCACCCGACAAGCTCGGCTGTGAACGGTATCCGCATCAACAAGAACGGCACCGTGAGCGTTAAGTTCATCAACGGTTCGAAGTGGTACACGTACCAGGCGGGGCGCGACATCCGCGAATCGTCCGAGATGGCTAAGGACCTGCTAACGTCTCCTTCTATCGGTCGTGCGCTTGTACGAAAGGGCAAGTTTGCACATGCAGACTCGAAGGACCTCACGGCGCCGAAGGTAGCCGACCCGAACGTCGGATGGTGGGGCAGAAAGTATTACAACGGCGACAAAAGTCAATGGACGGAATAAGGAGCTTATAACATGGAATGGCGGTGGAACAATTACGGACAAAATGCGCAGCCTGTTGGGGGCATGGCAACAGGCGGTCAGGAGGCTTTCGACGCTTCGCAGGATGCGAGGGATGGCGCACTTCTCCGCAGCCTTGAGGCGCGTCTTGCAGACATCGACGCGGAGCTTGCAGCATTTGACAAGGCAAATCCGGGATTCAACCCGGACGCGGTGGAAATAGCCGCCAAGCGTGCAGAAATCGGGGACTTCTCTGCATACGACAACATGCAGGGCAGGGGCGCACAGAACGCAGACCCGACGGGCATCGAGAACGAACTTTTCAACGCGGAAAAGCTCACATGGGGCTTGAAGTCCAAGAGCGGCGAAGAGAAGGAAATCGCGAAGGCGAACATCGAGGCTTCCTTGAGACGTGCAGAAGAATGGGCGGACAAGACGGGCGGAAAGCTCCCGATGTCCTACCACCGTCTCAAGGCGCAGCTCGACGGCGTTGGCGGCTCCGGCGGCGACGACCGCAGCGAACTCGAATGGTCCAACAGGATTTACACCAAGGCGCTCAACAAGCAACTTACCGACGCTGACATCAAGGAGATGACGGACTACATCGAGAAGCACCCCGACCGCGAACTCTCGAAGGCTTTACAGCCCATCGTCAAGGAGTACAAGGGCAAGACGGGCGAGGCGAAGAAACGCGCCGAGAGGAAGAAGGCCGAGGCACGCGCAATCTACGACGAAATTGCGAACCTTCCAATCGACGACCAGTTCAAGGCTTTCAGATCATGGAGCGACGAAAAGAAGAATCTATTCCGCAAGTACTACAATATCGACCCGAAGAAGGGAGCGGAGGCTCGTAAATGGCAAAAGTAAAGGACATCATCAACGCCCGTTCTTACAAGGATGACGGGCTCCCACGCAAGTTTACGGACGTCATCGACACCACCCGCGGACTTACCGACGAGCTTTACACGAACAACGTACTAAAGAATCTCGGCACCGTTCCCGCGTGGATTACGGGCGAGGGAATCGCCATTGCTGACGAACCGAAAATCCCGACGTTATCGGAAATCATTAAGGCGGCGGGCATCAAGGACGACGCCAAGGGA